CTCTTCTTTTTACTTCAAATGTCATACTAAATTCCTAGTTATAAGAGGGCAAGTTTCCCTGCCCTCTATTATGTGTGAGTTACGCTAATGTATCTCTGTCTACTTCATCAGCAGTCATTGTGCCAATGTCATCAATATCCAACAATGTAGCAAACATTCTGATTTTACCACCAGTTGTTGTGCCTGTCATTGCTTGAATTTCAATGTCAAGTGTATCGGATGTTCCACCCACAATCACAGGATTGTATGCCGCAGGAGTAGGAGCATAAGCACCTACAGAAGCTGCATCAAAGTCAAAACCATCAACAAAGTTGTCAAGGTCTCCACCTGTGATACCTAAGTCTAATTCTACATCGGTTGAAGTACCTGCATGTGCTTCAGTAACTTCAAAACCTGCGTGTAAAATAAGTGTGTTAGCAGGAATAGTTAATCCCGGAATAACATCACCTGCTGCAAGTGCAGTACCTTTGTCTGTAACAGCAGTAGCAAAGTTAAGCTCATGCTGAACAAAGTAAGGTTGTCTACCTCTTGCACCCATACCTCTAGCAACGGAAGTTGTATTGTCGCCTAATGCCATAATCTAATCTCCCTTACGCTAAGCAATATGCAGCAGTTACGATAGCTTCAGGGCGAAGTATCTTTCTGCCATACAAATGCATACCACGAACAATATCAGCGAAACTATCAGGGTCTCTGTAAGTTTCTGTCTTATTGATTTGTTCAGCAGTAGCTATAGCTGACTGATGTCCTGCTACAATAATTCCAAAGTTTGAAGCATTCTGACCACCTGTTGTCGCAGGACCTGTGCCTAGTGACGGAAGGTTGTTAGATGAATAAACTTTAAAACCATGTAAGTTATTTATCACCATACCATTTTGAAGACCACCTGTGTTTCCACCAAAGTCTGCGTTAAACAGTCTTGAGTCTTCGTCTTTTAGTATTTCAATAAATACAGGGTCAAGAACTAGCCATCTGTTAGCTGAGTCAACATTTTGTTGATCCATCAATCGTGACATACGTGCAATAACTTGTAATGGAAATGCATTACCTGTTGTTCCACTCTTAGCTGCTGTTGCTCCACCTGCTCTTGGCTCAAGACCAATAGCTTGGTTTGCAGTACCAGCAGTACCATCAGCTTGTGTGAAGTCAGAGGAATCAAGTGACATTGAAGCCAATAATTCTGCACCAACTAAGTTAGAACCACTAGAAGATGTTGTCACAGCTTTAGAGCCGTTTACTGATGTATTAACAGTATCAGCATTGCTATGCAATGATGATTGCTTAAAACCAGCTAAGTAACCCAATACTTCTTGATCGTATTGGTCTTTCAATCTGTACGCTGCACGATCAGATGCAAGTGATTGAAAGTTAATATGCGAATGAGCTTCTTCAATGTCATCAACTTTAAATGCAAAATAGTTTGCTTTGTCAATAACTAGAGAGAACTCTTCATCGTCAATGTCTTGTGGTGAAATAGTTGTGCCACGAGCATATGACTTGACTGTAATTTCAGGTTCTTTGATTACTTTAACTGTATCTCCAAAGTTTGCAATTTCACCAAAGTAGTCTGAATTTGTTATCGCTTCTACAACAGAACCCTTACGAAAAGCAAGTTGTACCTGTTTAGAATAGATAATTGGCGAGAAATTTCCGTTAGGTAAATTTCCGTATCCTGCCGCAGTAGTAAAAGCCATTTTAATTCTCCTATCTTTTACTTAAACAGATGCAAAGTACCATACCATTAGAGGTCTACTGTTAAAGGTGCAAACTTAAAATACGTTGCAATCGTATTCAAAGATTGGGCTTAAACATAATAGAGTGTTCTTCTCGTATTACTGGAATTTGCTAATTGAATATAAACTTGGTTGCATATTGCTATGGGCAAGTTTATACTTTGCTTGTAGTTATACCTACAAATTGTTATTTGTCAACAGTTTTTTGTTTTGGAACTTCAATAAAACTAAAGTTGACACTAAAGGAACGTCTTTCTCCCTTAGTCTTAAATGGATAAACACAATGAAATAATTCAGCAGGAAATACATAGAAGTCTCCTACTCTTGGTTTAACCATAAAATTTGTTTGACTATATCCTGATGGTGTACCATGAGCAAACTGTATATGTCCGTTTGCAGGATGGTGATCTTTATAGTCTTCTTCCCATTCTTTATCTATACCTTTAGGTAATTTTAAATATCCAACGCAAGACATTCTAGAACCTGTATGTATATGTAATGGGTTGTATTCGTTTTCAAATTGTCTAACAAACCAACCTGATGCTATTTGCACACCATAGTCAAATTTACTACTATCTAATGCCTTTGTACCAAACGAATGTCTGTACTCTACATAGTTATGTAGTCTGCCTATAAAGTGTCCAAACTCTTCGTTCCAAAGTTTTTCTATCTCTTCATTAAACTTTAGTTCTTGTTTTACTTTACCAACAAGTTTGTCTGACCAATCTGCTAGATCAGGACTCATAGCTTCATTCATCTTTCGCACAAAAGCTGGTGTCATTTTTTTGTATCCCATCACAGGACCAAAAGGTGCTATATATTCTTCATCCTTTTTAGGAGTATAAATTTTTCCGTGTGACATATCTTACTCCTATCTTGCTGAGCCAGATATATCATATACGAACTTACCACTACGTATAGCTTCCATTATTTCATCAGATCGTTTCTCATATTCTTGAGGACTCATCTTCTGAACTTGTGACTCTTTGATATAGGAAGCTGTTTCATCTGTAGTTGGTTTACTTTTTTCTGATCTAGTATCTACAGCTTTAGCCGCATCTTTTTCATTTGATTTCTTTTTAGGCTTCATATCTTTATCTGCCTTGTATAAATCAATTGCTCTTGCTGCAGATTTAGCATCAGCACTATTCTCATATAGTGCTTCTTGCACCCACCTAGGTTGTTCATCAGCCCAATCGTGAAACTCGTCACTATCTCTAATCTCTGCAAAGTCAGGATGTAATCTTAATAACTCTGCTTCAGCTTTTTCTTTTGATGCTTCAACTCTTAGGTCTTCGTATTCTTTCATACGATTCTCTAGCATTTCATTTTGTTCTTTTGCTTTTTTAATAGCTATACTCTCAACTATTGCTGCAACATCAGGATATTCTTTAGCCCAAGTTTCTAATTCTTCTTCTGTCTTAGGTAACTTAATTTCACTTTTAGTTGATGCTTCTAGTTGTTTCTTTACTTTTTCTAGTTCTCGTTTTAGTTCTTCAGTTTGTTTTTGTGAGTGTCTACGTAAATCACCATAGCGTTTTTTAAAAGTTCTTTCTTCAGCATTTTCAGGAACACTCTCATCTTCAGTTTCCTTTTCAGGGTCTTCAGATTTAGTATCACCTTTTTGCTCCTCTACTAGTTTATTTAGTTCTTCTTCATCTTTATTTATTTTATCTTCTCTGCTATATGGTCTAGCCATAAATGCTTTCTTTTCTGCTTTAACTTCTTTTACCATAGCTTCTGCCATGTTCTTCTCCTTTGTTGTTGGGGTCATAGTAGCCACTAAGAGTAGCCAACATACTTTGGTTATATACCAAAATTCTTTTGTTCGTCTGTCAAGCCCTTATCTTCTTTTGGCTTGTCTGCAAGAGGTCCTTTATACTTATCAACCTTTTGTGTGTTTCCTTTAAATATAGTTCCTGTTCTAGCTGCTTTGTCTTCTTCTACTTTTTTTTGCATGTTTTGTGCAAAATCTTTTGATCCTACTTTAACACCTCTTATTGTTTTTTGTTTCTTGCCTTTTTTCATCTTAGGTTTAAATTGATCTCCAAATCTTTTTGATGTACCTGCTAGAGCTTCTTCAGATGCTTTTGATTTCTTTTGTGTCACTCCTCTACCTATAGATGTCATTGCTGCTTCTAAACCATCAATGTAACTTTGATTAGATGCTTGAGCTATATTTTTAATAACACCTGTAGGACCAAAGCCTGTGTTCTCCATACCAAATCCTGTCTTCACATTTTTAAACAGACTTCCATATTTAGATTTTAATCCTCTTCTTCCCGGAGTTCCATATGCTGTGTTATCTAAACTAGGTGAATATACATCCCAATCTTTTCCGTTCCACATAGCTTGTATATCATCAAGCCCTGCTTTTTTCATGGCATCATACTCTCTTTGATTTTGTGTGTTCCATCCAGCAGGTGCTTTACTTTGATCAACTGCTCTACCAAACATTGTTTCAGCACCAAGATTAGCCCAAGTATCTGCACCAGATTCAGCATCTAGAGATATAGGTTTTCCCGGATTAATTATTTTACCATTATAAACTGTATATGTTTCATCTTTATCTTCTTGAACAGTTTCAGGTTGTACTATTGGGTTAGTTATTTTAGATTCTTTAATCGCATCAGGACTTGTAGAACCTTTAGGCACGTATCCTTTTGGAACAGCAGGAACAGGTGTACCACTAACTATGTATACTAATATTTCATCTCCTGTTTCAGGATTAACATAAACCACCTGTTTTATACCTGATGCACCCATATATTGATTATACATAGACGAAGGAGTTAATCCTCCTTTTTGCATTTCAACTACATTACCATCATCATCCTCTGCTATGATATCTGTTTCATCAAAAGGTAAATCGTCAGGAACTGTTGCTTCATCTGCATTACCCATCTGACCCATAGCTTCCATCTTTTTAAGACCTTGCTTTGCTTCTTGTCTCATCATCATAAGTTTTTCTAAACCTATA